CCATCACTGATGATCCAGTTTCAAGTTTTACTTTCCAACAAACTCTGCTAGTTTCGGTCAAACTAGTAATAAATGCGAGGTTATCCTCGTATTGTCTCATTGTAATGTCGATTGGTCCAATCATTGTTCAGCAAATGTGTAAGTAATCATCTCAGTATCTACAATGTCAGCAATTTCACTGCATGCTGCAGTAAAATCTTGTGCTCCTTCTAGATTGTGGGGAAACTCCATGAGTCTATCATTACCATCAGTATCTAATACTGTAATAGTACGTTTTGATAGGTTGATAAAAACATGGATGATAAAGGTTTCGTTCATGATTCTATTATATGATAGAACAATAAACCTGTCAAGTTAGTTTAGGTAAATTGTTTTTGCAGTTACTCTGAATGTTCCTGTTACGTCAGTATCCATATTTCCTCCAACCTCTATACTATAATTCTTAGTAATATTATGAACTGCTCCTTGATCTCCTTCTACAGTAAGAAAATGTCCACCTTCTAGTACATCTGTTTTCATACCAGTAGCACCACATTTAGTATTGATAGGACCATTTAGGTTAGTAGTCACAATCGGTGGCACTTTCATATGAGGTGATGCGGGTAAAACGTCAGTTATGATTTGTCCATAGCAAACTGTAGTAATACCAGGTTTCTTCGCTTTATCATCAACTGGTTTGTTGATATAGTTAAACATATTTGGTGTAGTATTTGTGATTGTCTTCATCGAAGAAATCAAAGTATCACCTTTACACATAAAATCTGCTTTTTCTGTTTGTAAACTGTAATCATCTAAGATTCCTTCAAATTTCTTAGCACCCATTTTTATTTTTGATGCCTGTGCTTGAAATGTTGCACCTGATACGTTGAAGTCTAAGTCTGAGTTAAATGTAATAGTATGTTTTTGTACTTTGTCCTTATCTTCTGCAGGTTTACCATTTTTGTCAACTTGTTTTGCTGCACCAACAGCATCCATAAAGAATCCACCACCAACTTCAATATGACAATCACCAGTAACTTTCAAACGATAGTCACCTTCAACGTTTACAACCTTATCACCATCAATATTTGAGCATTCATCACCCATGACATCCATGGTATGATTACCTGCGTAAGATGTATGGTCTGCAACTAAGTTACCTGTATCATCATTTGAACCACCTCTATTACTCTTCTTATATGCTGCTAACTTTTGATCTATCTCCTCTTGCGTAATATCTGGATTCTCATCCTTGATCTGCTTAAGGAACATATATTCAGCGTATGTGTTGTTGTTTATATTAACAGATGTATGAACTGTACCACTAGGTTCTCTGACAACGTGTGCCTGACGACCTGGTGTTCCTATATGCTGAGTGTATCCACCACTAGTAAATGTTGTTATTGCCTGTAAATATGGATCTGCTTTGTTAAACACTTGATCTAAGATTCCTGTACCTGCACTTTCTCCCGCACAAGCACCTCTTTTACCTCTAATTTTATTAATATTTTCTAGTTCTTCATCACTACAACTTGTAACACCAAATAAAGGATAAAAACCATTCTTTGCTTTACCACCATTAGGTTTTCTATCACACTCATCACCAGAACCGATATTTGAAAATAATGCAACTAATCCTGTTAACCCTGCAAGACCATTTTCCATTAAGTTGGTTCCTGGCTCAAATATTGAATCTCCTTTCTCCCATTGTGATATTATATCCTTTACACCACTTATTCCTTCAGTTGTTGTTTTGACTGTAGAAATAACTTTTTTCATATCAGCAAGCACATTTTCTACATTACATACTATACTATCAATGATTGCTTGCACTCCTTGTAAAAGCATTTCTGCTTTACTAAGAAGACCATTTAACATATTATTGATTAAACCCTCAATAGTTGCCATAGGAGAGTTAATAAAACCTGCTATCTGACCATCAATAGCACATAATCCAGAGAGTAGTGATGTGATTGCTTTTTGAAGTGCATTTTTTGCTGCAAAAGGAACTGAACCAAACAAACTACCTAATAAACCACTTAAGAAACCACCTAGTTCATTAACAAGGTTTGAAGTTGACTGTCTGATACCAGATACGACTTGTGTAAAGATAGCACCCATAAAGTTTTTCAACTTTCTGGTCAATTTTTCCATTGTAACTACTTTACCAGAAACAATGTCGATAAAGTTACCCGAATCTTCAGTAGCAACTAATGTAGAAGAACTATCTACAAGATCTTCCATAAGATAACTTAGTTTTGCCTCTACAGACTTCCAAGGTCCACCAACACCATTTGCAGTAGGAATAGGATTTTCTGGATTTCGACCTTTCATGGTGTTACCAGAACTACCCGATATTTGAGTTCCAATATTGTTTGGTGATCCAATCCCTCCACTACCAGGATCAGTTACCTTACTTCCTGATACTGCAACCTGTGTAGTTCCTGCTGTATTATTGATATTAGTATTCTCATTACTATTAACATTAGATGTCTTCCTCAATGCAGGATTTACTACGGGTGAATCTATCTCTTTACCCGTAAAAACAAATGTATGTTTCTCAGGATTTTCTGCTTTTTTAACACGCAAAACACCGATAACTATTGGCATTTGAGCATCTTCACCATCCATGAAGAATCCCATAACAATAGCACCTGGTTGTAGTTGTCCAGAACTCTCACCTTGACCTGCGTTACCTGCTTGACAGGTATGTTGTAATACAGTTGCCCACGGTAGTGCTTCGGTAGGAAGATCAGCAGTCGTTCCACCTCTTACGTTGGTATAATAACCAAGCACACGAACTTTACACCGACCTAGTTCCATTGGATCTTCGGTGTCTTCTACTTCCCCAATCCACCAATAAAATCCGTCTTTACCGACGAAATTGGTCTTAGGTTCATTTAGGATTCCTTCAACTGTTTGCATTTATCTGCATACTTTTGATTATTTAGACAAAAACCTTAAGGGTCAAAATTTTGGCGGGATTTTTTTTCGGCAATTTTTGAAACTAAAAGTCATTTTTGGTTCTGACAAACTTATAGATGTTGTTGCTACCCCACACCATTTGACCTCCCTTGTATGCTTGGTCAAAGCTATGCAACTTGTCCCCAAACAAATGCATCTGGGATTTGATTGTGACTCCGTTGTGCACACAGTCTCCTATGATATTACCATGCCATGCAAGGTTATCATATTTGAATAGCATACCACACTCTTCAGATTTTGTCCAATCTAAATCGTAGTTTTCGATTAATACTTCTGTCTCAGATATATCGACTTTCTTGTGATACCTTTTGCGATAGGGTCTACTGGGTCCATCAGTCCTGTAGTAATTTTGTGACTGAAACCCCCCTTCTATCTCCTTCCACTCCATAAAAATAGTTGCATAGGTTGTAGGAGATGACTGTGCTTGATTTTGATTTGTCCAGAGTCCTAGTAGATAGTCCTCAATCGTCATACACTAAACATTCTGGTTCGTCTGGATGCATCTCACAGAATAGTTCTAATGCATTAGGATCATGGTGATCTCCTGCTACTATCTCATCGTGATGATGCTCTGCATAGACTTCAAGTTCATGTAGTTCGACTTTAGCATGTCTGCGTGCTGCAGGTGATGCAAGTGGATTGTCTAGGATTGCTTGGTCTGCTTGGATGTGTTCTTCTATTGTTTTCATTGTTGTACCTCGTTGATACAAAACTATTTATCAAAGTATAGCGTCTTTCATGAGGAGCATTTCCGAAGACATCGTATCTGGGGTTCCTTTATGTGCTATTGTTACAATCATGTAACGTCCACTAAACCTTTTGTCATCTTTGATTTTATCACCAGACTTTTCAGTTGTTGGCATAATGACTTTCACTCCTGACCCTGCATAAAGATCTAAGTTACCAGGAACTGATATTTGAAGTTGAGTATTCTTCAATGACTCCTGTCTTAACCATGCATACGCTTGCATTTCTACAAGTGCTTCATAGTTCTTTGCAGATTCTGGTTTACCACCAAAGAACTGACTTACGGTGCTTACTGTCTCTTGAACTACGTTTTTCTTGACATCAAAGTTTTGGTTTGGAAGTACAGCATAGCGCATTCTTTTGGGTGCGTCAATCAATGTTTTGTAATCAGAACCAACTTTTGCTATAGGATTGACTGCTTTCTTACCACCCAAATGTGACATAGTTTTCCACATTTCGGTAGTTTTGTATGTGTATTTGTCTAGTGGTAGATCGGCACTCTCACCACCCATCTTGGAGTTAGTCACATCAACTGGGTCAATACCCATACTAAATCCTGTCCATGCTCCATGTCTTAAACCCATCAAGAAGTTTCTCTCCTCTGGAAAAACTATAGTATCAATTTTAAACTGATCGTTT